ATTACTGCCCCGCGCTGTCCGAAAAGACGGCCCAGGGTATGCGCGAACGGGCCAGGACTGACCCGGCTGGATTCGCCGAGTACGTCAGCCGGGTTATTTTCGAGAGGATTACGGGGAAAGTTGTTGACGGTGAATAATGCAGGTGCAATACTTGGGGCATCAAAACAAACAACCAGGAGCAACACCATGAACGCAAACACTCAAGCAGCTAAGACCTTCGGCGCAATCGCTTTCGCCTCCGGCATCAAGTGCGCGCCTTGCCTTGATGGAAATATGATGGACATGCTCAAGGGCCGCACGATTGGCGACAAGCGCAGCGCGCAGGAAATGAAAGCGTGGATTTCTGGCTGGACTCAAGCAAGCCTGTCGGCCTAAAAACAACACGGAGCGGCCAGCCGCTCCACGCAACGGGGATTTAGCCATGAAGGTTTTAGTGGCGTGTGAGTATTCGGGGATTGTGCGCGATGCTTTCATTGCGCTAGGCCATGACGCCATGTCGTGCGACTTGCTGCCGACTGAGCATCCTGGACCGCATTACATGGGCGATGTGTTCGACGTGATCGACTATCCGTGGGATTTGATGATTGCCCACCCGCCATGCACTCACCTGAGTGTCAGCGTGGCGCGGCACTTTGCAGTCAAGCGGATGGATGGCAGGCAGCAGGAGGCAGTATCGTTTTTCATGCGGTTGATTCGGCGCAGTGAGCATATCAAGCGGACGGCGATCGAGAATCCGGTGTGCGTCATGTCCGGCATGTACCGCAAACCAGACCAGATTATTCAGCCATGGCAATTCGGGCATGGGGAGACTAAGGCTACTTGCTTGTGGCTGAGGGGCTTGCCTCCCCTTGTGCCGACGAACATCGTCGGCGGGCGCGATGACCGCATCCACAAGATGCCGCCATCGCCTGACAGGTGGAAAGAGCGCAGTAAAACGTATCAGGGCATTGCGGACGCCTTTGCCGCACAATGGAGCATTTGACATGAGATCATGGGAACAACGCGAATCTGCGCGGACGGGTAAGCCTGTTCCGCAAGTGCTGGCCGAACTTGAGCAACAAGGCGGCGGCAAGTGGGAAACCATCGGCCTGCTGGCGAACATGACGCATCAAGCCGCGCATCGGATGTTTGTCCGCAACGGCATCCAGAAAAAACCGGTGCACAGTTTTGAGTTTCGCGGCGTGACGGCCAGCATGGTTCAGCACTGCAAAACGCACGGCTTGAGCTATTTCAACGTCAAGGAATATGCGCGTCGTCACAATCTGGGCCATGCTGAGGCGATGGAGTGCTACCTGTCCGGCCAGGTTCGGAAATATCACTGGGGGGTGCCGCAATGACCGACCCCGTAAACAACCCCGCCCACTACTGCGGGCATCCGAGCGGAATCGAGTGCATCCAGGTCACGCGCCATCTGAGTTTTAACCGGGGCAATGCGTTTAAATACATTTTCCGGCACAGGAGCAAAGGCGCACCGGCTCAAGACCTGCAAAAAGCCTTGTGGTACATCCGCGACGAGATCAGGCACAAGGGCCGCATTGTCAATCCGAACGAGTATCGCCGCCGTGCGCTGCGGAAAATACTGGACGCCACGCCGGAAACCTGGGAGGCGCTTTGTTATCTCAGCCTGTGCACAGCTGGAACATTTGCGCTGAAAACGGCGGAACAGGCGCTGATGGAGCATATCGGGGCGCAATCATGATCGTTATGTCGGACGGCGGCGGGACAAACAGCATGGCCATGCTGATCGGGTTGCGTGATGCTGGGGTCGTGCCTGATGTAATCGTGTTTGCGGATACCGGTAGCGAGAGGCCGCATACGTATGAATACATGCATGTTAAACGCGAATGGCTCAAGCGCAACGGATTCCCGGATCTGACGGTTGTCCGCAATACCAACAAGCACGGCCAGGAGCAAACACTGGAGCAGGACTGTCTGAATCGGGGCGCATTGCCGAGCATTGCCTACGGATTCAAGTCCTGTTCGCAAAAGTTCAAAATCCAACCGATTGACAAGTTTCTGAATCATCACCCGATGGCGCTGGATGTTTGGAAAAACGGCGGAAAGGTCACAAAATTAATAGGCTACGATGCGGATGAATCGCACCGGGTACGCGATTACGACGACTATAAATACACGGTGGCCTACCCACTGCTTGATTACGGATGGGGTCGGGCTGATTGTGTGGTTGCAATCAAAAACGAGGGATTGCCATTGCCAGGGAAGTCATCCTGTTTTTTCTGCCCGAACATGCGGCGCGGTGAGATACTGGAGTTACATGCGCTGCATCCGGATCTGGCTGCCCGCGCCATCGCCATTGAGCAAAATGCCGACCTGTCGTCGGTCAAGGGGCTGGGGCGCTCCTGGTCGTGGGGGGCGATGCTGGCCACGCCTGACATGTTCGCGGATCATGTCGAGAAGCCAATGCCGTGCGGATGCTATGACGGAGGTGAGTCATGATGATTCTGGATTGCGTCGAACTGCCGTATCCGCCATCGGTCAACCACTACTGGGAAGCCTGCGTCTACAAAAAACGCGGAAAACTTGTCAGAGGCCGCAGGAAGTCCGAGAAGGCGCTACAGTTCATTGAAGCCATGAAGATACTGGCAAGCAGAAAAAACGCCGTAATCGGGCGCGTTGGCGTCTTGCTGCGTGTGTTTTTCCCTGACAATCGGGTTCGTGACTTGGACAACCTGCTGAAAGGCGTTTTGGATGGGCTTGTTGCTGCCGGTGTTATGCTGGACGACAGCCAGATACATGACCTGCGGGTCATCAACTCGGGAGAAATTGTGAAGGGCGGAAAGATTCAGGTTAGCGTATGGGGGATGGACGAATGAAAAAACCACTCCAACACCAACCATTCGCCGCCTTCCGCGTCACTCCGTCCGGCATTGAAGGCCAAATACGCCACGAAAACGGATGCGCCCGGTACTGCACGAAGCCGCATAACTGGAAAGTCACGGCGGTTATTCGGTACGAGTGCGACAACGGAATTACTGAGGACGTGGTCAAGTTCGAGGCAAAGAAGGCCATGCCAACCGATTTCACGGCGGACATGTACAAGCATCTGAACGACCGCATTGCAGGGCGTAAATGGTATTTCGCGAGGGTGACATGTCGCCCGATACTGAGCTGATGCAGCCGGAGTTGTTCGGCCAGGATGAGCCGCCATGCCCGGGCTATGACGTTTGCCCGATTGGCGCATGTGGCTGCCGTTGGCTAGGGCTTGGCACTCCGTTCGCCAGCGATGTAAAAAAGCCAGACTTGCCAAACCCTCCGGACGAGGGCTAATATCCAATCATCCCCTTCCCGGTCAAGGCCGGGTTTTTTATTCAGAGGCCAACATGATTTCATCGCGTGACCTCAACGAGCTGCATCCCGCCGTCAAGCGCCGCGCCCTGGCCATGATTTCCGCCTGCGATGCTGACGGAATCACGCTGCTCATTACCAGCACATATCGCGACAACGCCAGCCAAGACAAACTTTACGCGCAAGGACGGGGCGGTGCTGTTGGCCCGGTCGTTACCAATGCCAAAGGCGGGCATAGCTGGCATAACTGGCGTCTGGCGTTTGATATTGTCCCAATCGTTCACGGCAAACCATGCTGGAGCACGACCGGCGACGCTGGCCGTCTCTGGCGCAAAATCGGCGACATCGGCAAATCATGCGGGCTGGAATGGGCCGGCGACTGGAAGCGGTTCCCTGAGTTCCCGCATTTCCAATACACCGGCGGGCTGACCCTGGCTGACCTGCAATCCGGGAAAACTCTCAGAGGTGACGCATGAGCGCATCCGCCCGCATCAAGAGCAAGCTGAAGCGGCAATCCACATGGTCTGGCATCGGCTTGGTGGCGCTGGCACTGACGCCAGTCTTCCCCGCCTATGCCGCCTACCTGTCAGCTCTTGCCGGTGTATCCGCCGGGCTGAAGCTGATCCTGTCTGAGGATAGTACCAAGGGCGCGGGCAATGCTGGACAAAACTGAGCATGTCCAACACGTAGCGGAGGTGGGCGCGGTGACGGCCAAGGTTACGCCGCCGGTCGTAGTCTCCGGCATGGTGATTGCTGGCTACCCGCTGCAAGACTGGTTGATTGTGCTCACCATCATCTACACAATCATCCAGATTGTGCTGCTGATCCCGAAATTGCGGCAGATGTGGGGGAACCGGTAATGACAACAGGCAGACCGGTGGGGAGGCCGCGCACCAACATTCGAGACCTGCCCGATGGCTGGGAAAACATCATGCGCGAAGCTGCACAAGAAGGCGCAAGTGATGTGGAGGTGCGCTGTCTGCTGGGTATTGGTGAGTCCGGATGGTACACGCTGATCGAAGATGACGAGCAGTTTTGCCGAACCGTAAAAGAGTGCAAGGCCCTTTGTCAGGTCTGGTGGGAGCGCACCGGGCGCAAGATGACCATGGGCGCAGACGGAAACGCCACAGTCTGGATTTTCAACATGAAGAACCGATTCGGATGGAAGGACAAAACCGAGACCGAGCATACCGGCACTGTGCAAGTAACCCAGATCACCCGCCGCATCATCAAGCCGACTCCTGATGGAACTGGTAATTGAGACGCCCGCATGGGCTGAACCACTGCTATATCCTGCCCGGTACAAGGGCGCAAAAGGCGGGCGAGGCTCGGGCAAGTCGCATCTGTTCGCTGAAATGCTCATCGAGGAGCACGCGGCAAACCCGCATCAGCGCTCCGTTTGTATCCGCGAAATCCAGAAATCGCTCCAGTTCTCCGCCCGCGAGCTGCTGAAGCAGAAAATCACGGCGCTTGGCGTCTCGCATCTGTTCGAAGTCACGCTCACCGAGATCCGTTCACGCAACGGCAACGGCATCATCATCTTCCAGGGGATGCAGGATCACACCGCCGACAGCATCAAGTCGCTGGAAGGATTCGACCGGGCATGGGTGGAAGAAGCGCAAAACCTGTCTGCCCGCTCCCTGGAACTGCTGCGCCCGACCATCCGCAACGAGTCATCTGAAATCTGGTTCAGTTGGAACCCCGACCAGCCGGACGACCCTGTTGATAAGTTTTTTGCCGACAGGCCAAAGACCGGACCGGAAGCGTCCGATTTTATCCTCGTGCATGTCAACAGCACGGACAATCCGTTCCTGCCTGAGACGCTGCGCAAAGAACGCGAGTACGACCGGAAATACAACTCCGATTCGTTCGCGCACGTCTGGGAAGGCGGCTACAACAGCAAGTCCGAGAGCCAGATATTCAAGGGCAAATGGCGCGTCGATGAGTTCGATCCGGCGCAAGACTGGCAAGGCCCATATCACGGCCTGGATTTCGGATTTGCCAACGACCCGAGCGCAGCCGTCAAATGCTGGATACACGACAACAGGCTGTGGATTGAGCGAGAGGCCGGACGAGTCGGGCTGGAACTGGACGACACCGCAGGCTATCTGGAGCAGCGCATTCCCGGCATTTGTTCGCATGTCGTCCGCGCTGACTCTGCCCGCCCTGAATCCATCAGCTACCTGAAGCGCCCAGACCAGAACAAACAGCGCCCGCACATGCCACGCATTGAGCCGGTGAAGAAATGGGCGGGAAGTGTCGAGGACGGAATTTCTTTCATCAAGTCGTTCCGCGAGGTCGTCATCCACACCCGATGCGCGGAAATGCAGAAGGAGGCGAGGCTGTACAGTTTCAAGACAGACAAACGGACGGGTGATATACTGCCTGACATCGAAGACGCCAATAACCACTACTGGGATGCTGTCCGCTATGCGCTGGGCGGCATGATCAAGAGTGGCGATACCCCCGGAATGCCAAAAATGCGGATGAACTTCTGATGACCGATAACGTATCATTTGAGCGCGCCGACTATCGCGAGGCTCTGCCGCAGTGGGAAATGGCCCGGGATTTCATTGACGGACAGGCCGCAGTCAAAGCAAAAGGCGTCCTGTACCTGCCAGACCCTAACATGCTCGGCGATGACAGCAACGGCGCAATCTATGCCCGCTACCTGCAACGCGCCTGCCTGTTTCCGGTCGTTGGCCAGACCTGCAAATCAATGATTGGTGCGGCGTTCGGAAAATGGCCGGAACTGTCCACGCCCGCCAACCTGCAATACGTCGACACCGACATTGACGGCAGCGGCATCAGCATTTATCAACAGTCGCAATCCGTCACCGCCGATGTGCTGCGCGCTGGTCGGGCTGCGCTATTTGTCGATTTCCCGGAATCGTCCGGCGCGCTGTCAGTGGCTGACATGCAAACCGGCGCTATCCGGCCCAATGTAATCGCCTATCCGCCCGAAGCCGTCATCAACTGGCGGACGGAAAAAGTCGGGGCGATTAACCGGCTGTCGCTTGTCGTCCTCCGCGAGACAGCGATACAGGCTGGCGATTTCTCGCTGACGGAAGTCGATCAATGGCGCGAGTTGCGGCTGATGGATGGCGTCTATGTCGTCCGGCTGTGGCAGCGCGACACCAACCGGCCCGATGAGCTGATTCTCGTCGGTGAGTCCATGCCGACAATGGCCAACGGTCTGCCGTGGTCAGAGATTCCGTTTTGTTTTATCGGTTCGGAAAACAACGACCCGAACATCGACAATGCCCCTTTGATGGACATTGCCAGCCTCAACGCCAAACATTACCAGCTCGCTGCCGACTGGTACAACGCGCTCTTTTACGCTGGCCAACCTCAACCGACAATAACCGGCCTGTCTGAATCATGGCGTGACTGGCTGGCAGAAAACAACGTCGCCATGGGTAGTCGCGCCATGCTGCCTCTGCCGGTGGGCGGCGACTTTAAATACGCCATCGCTCCGGCTGACCAGGCTATCCCCGCCGAACTGACCGCGCTTGAAAACCGCATGATTGCCCTGGGCGCTCGACTGATGCAGCCTGGTGGAGTCGCAAAGACCGCTGAACAGGCCCGTGCAGAGGTCGCCGCAAACCATTCCGTTCTGTCGCTCGTCTGCGAAAATGTCAGCGAGGCATACGAGCAGGCGCTGCTTTATGCGCAGATGTACATGGGCGGCGCTGGCAACGTGGAATACAACATCGAGATGGACAAGGAGCAACTGAGCGTAGACGCCCAACTGCTGACCGCGCTCCTGTCTGCGAACCAACTCGGCAAGCTGCCAGACTCCGAACTCTACCGCCTGATGCGGAAACTCCAGCTCGTCAGCGCCGACAAGACGGACGAGGAATTGCGCGAGGAATCCGGCGACACTGTACCGCGCATGAGCGGCATAAATGGCTGAACTCGCCAGAAAGACCGCGCCCGAGCAGATCACGCTGGCCACGCGCCAACAGGTCATGCTTGACCGCCTGAAATCCGCAGAAGTCGCCAAGTTCAAGCCGTTCCTTCAGCAAGCTGAGCGTGATTTGCAGATGCGGCTGATTGCCGCCGATATTGAGGCCTACGACGCCAAGCGTATCCAGATCCTGCTGGACGCCATCGAGCGAGACCTGCGGGCGATATTTGGCGGATACACCACGCAACTGACCGGCGACCTGATAGACGCGGCTGTGTATCAGGCGCAACTTGAGGCGCGCAATCTCGAAACAATCTCAAAAGTCCCGTTTGAGTCCGTCATTCCTTCACCCGAACAGGTTCGGACAGCCGTGATGACTGCCCCGCTTGCCGTTCAGGGATACCGACAGGGCGCATTGCTGGAGCCGTGGCTACAAGGCTGGACGGATGATAGTATTGAATACGTGAATGGCGTCATTCAGCAGGGTTATTATCAGGGAAAAAACACGGCAGAGATTGTACGCAGTCTGCGCGGAACCTCGAAAATGCGCGGCCAGGATGGGACATTGGCGCAGATTGACCGGGCGAATACCGTGCTTGTGCGGACAGCCGTGCAGCACTCGGCGCAAGTTGCCCGCGAGACCTTCTTCCGCGCAAACGATGACATCGTGCTTGGGCTGGAATGGGTGTCAACCCTGGATTCCAGAACAACAATTCAGTGCAAAAGTTTAGATGGCAAACGATTCCCACTCGACTCCGGCCCCCGCCCACCACTGCACCCGCAATGCCGATCGACAACCATCGCCGTGCTTGACCCAGCCTTTGACATCCTCGACGAGGGAGCAACCCGCGCATCTAAAGGCGCAGACGGCGGCGAACAAGTATCTGCGGGTCAGAATTATTATGAATGGCTCAAGACGCAGCCAGATGCGTTCCAGGATGTTGCGCTCGGGCCAACTCGCGGCGAACTGTTCCGCAAGGGCGGGCTGTCGGCTGAAAGGTTCGCGGAATTGAACCTGGGCAAGAATTTTGAGCCGCTCACACTTGAGCAAATGAAAGAACTTGAGCCTGTTGCGTTTGCTCGCGCAGGACTATAACGCGGCTGGGCCGCACACGCTCCGGGAGCAAAACCATGCTGAAATATGAAGTTGATACCGTCGAAGGACTGGACGCCGCCATTGCTGGCATGTACGACAAGACCGAATCCGGCAGGTTCCGGCTGAAAGTTGAGGGCATCGAGGACACATCCGGCCTCAAAAAGAAGGTTGACGAGTTGCTGGCTGAAAAGAAGTCTGCCGCGCAGAAGGCGAAAGAGGCCGAGGAGTTGGCCCGCAAAGCGTCCGAGGAATCCGCCCGCAAGTCCGGCGATGTTGATGCGCTGGATAAGTCCTGGCAGCAAAAACATGCTGAAGCACTGGCCGCGAAAGAAGCCGAACTCGGAAACATGCGCGGCACCCTGAATAAACTGCTGGTAGACAACGTCGCGGTCAGCATGGCCAACGAGCTATCTATCCCCGGCTCATCCGCACTGTTGATGCCGCATATCCGCGCCCGGCTCTCTGTTGACATTCGTGACGGACAGCCGCAAACTGTAGTAATCGGACAGGATGGCAAGCCTTCGGCGCTCACCCTGGATGAACTCAAAGCGGAATTTGCATCAAATCAGGCGTTCGCGCCAGTGATCGCAAGTTCTCGCGCTTCCGGTGGCGGGGCTTCCGGTGGCAGTGGTAAAGGCGGCGGGGCCGCGATAACCGTAACACGCGCCCAATTCGGCCAGATGAGTGCAGACCAGAAAATGGCGCACATCAAGTCTGGCGGTAAAGTCTCCTGAACCTGAGGTAATTTGCTATGACCACCAACACCCTGACGAACCTGATTCCCGCGCTCTATGCGTCCCTCGATGTTGTATCCCGCGAACTCGTCGGCCTGATTCCCGCTGTGACCCTTGATGCCCGTGCCTCTGCTGCCGCTGTCGGCCAGTCCGTCTATGTTGACGTGGCTCCGGATGCAAATGCCGCCATCGACAATACGCCCGCCATGTCGGTGCCGAGCGAGTACGACCAGACCATCGGCGCGACCGCAATCACCATCACCAAGAGCAAGTCCCGCCCGTTTTCGTGGAACGGCGAGGAAGAGCGCGGCCTGAACTCCGGACCCGGCGCTTCCAACGTCCAGAACAACCAGATCACGCAGGCCATGCGCGCATTGGTCAACGAAGTCGAGGCTGACCTTGCTGCCCTGTACGCCACCACCTCGCGTGCCGCCGGTACTGCCGCAACCACCCCGTTCGCCACCACTCTTGAAGGCGCGATGAATGCCCGCAAGATTCTGTTGGACAACGGCGCGAATCCGCAGAACCTGAATCTGATTGTGGACACGACTGCCGGGGCCAAGCTGCATACCCTGTACGGCGTGCAAGTCGGTCGCGGCGATGTGCCGATCAACGAGCAAGGCATTCTTGTCCGTCCGTCCGGCATGGCAATCCGCGAATCCGCGCAGATTGTCACCCCGACCGCTGGCGCAATGGCATCCGCTACCACCACCAGCGCCGCGTTTACCGTCGGTCAAACTGTCCTGCCGCTGGCTACCGCTGGCACGGGCGTTGTTGCTGCCGGTGATGTGATTACACTGGCAAACGACACCAATCAGTATGTCATCACCTCGGTATCGTTTGCTGGCGCTAACCCGGCATCAGGCGACAGCATCACCATCGCCGCCCCCGGCCTGCGCAAGGCTCAAGGTGTCGCAACCCGTGCCATCACCGTGATTGCCACCGGCCCGCGTAACATGGCGTTTGCCTCGTCTGCCATCGTGCTGGCCGCTCGTCTGCCGTCGCGTCCTGCTGCCGGTGACATGGCTATCGACGTGATGCAGATCACTGACCCGCGCTCTGGCCTGACGTTTGAAGTCTCGGTGTATCCGGGCTTCCGCAAGGTCGTTTATCACATCTCGTTGGCGTGGGGCGTGAAGAACATCAAGCCGGAACACACCGCGCTGTTGCTGGGCTGACGAACGCCGGGCAAGGATGCCCACAACCCCACCTGCGGATGAATCGCCATGGCAATTGTCGTTGAAAATGGCTCAGTCGTAAGCGGGGCTAATTCGTACATTTCTCTCGCTGATTTCAAGCTCTACGCGGCTGCGCGTGGCATTACCCTGCCCGCCGATGCGACCGTTGAAGCCTATCTCGTCAAGTCTACGGACTACCTCGAATCAAACCGGAACCGTTTTGTCGGTACGCTGACAGAGCGCGACCAACCGCTATCCTGGCCGCGCAATAACGCCATCATCGAATGCTGGGCGTGGCTCAATAACGAAATCCCCCGCCAGGTTATCAACTGCCAATGCGCGCTCACCGTTGAGCAAGTTGCAGGCCTCGACATGTATAACCCGGCATCGGCACTCCCCGTCGTCCGTGAGAACATTGCTGGCGCTGTCGAAGTCGAATACGCAAACCCCGGCCAAGCCGCGAAGGTTACGAAAACCCGCGAGTCGCAAGCCATTCTCAGGACGCTGCTGAAAAACAGCGGGCTGATGGTAGTGCGCGCATGACTGCCTTCTATGACCGCATGGCCGCGACTGCCACACGACTGCTGACCGAGTACGGGACTGCGGTCAACATCGTCCGGCCTGCGCTCAATTTCGACAATGCGACGAACAAGCCCACATCTGGCGGCAGCACCGTGATTGCATCCACTGGCGTTTTCCGCGAGATCGCCCGCCGTCTCGTTGACGGCACACGCATCCAGTCCGGAGACCGCGAGCTGGTTATGGTTCCCGATGTCGAGGTCAGAATGGGCGACCGCATCGACGTATCAAGCATTGGCGACACGACCGCGACAACGGTAGGCGGCGCTCCCGGCATCATCCTCGGCGCTGGCGTGGCTGGCTCATGGGCCATCCAGGAAATTAACGAGGTTCGCCCAGCTGGAACAATCCTGGCTTACGTCGTGAGGGTGCGCCGATGAGCTTTGAATCTGATTTGGAGCGGTTCGCCCGGCGCGTCGGCAAGTCGTTGGATGAGACATGTCGAGGAATCACAATCAAATGGTTTTCAGGCACGATCATGTCTACGCCAGTTGATACCGGGAGACTGCGCGGAAATTGGCAGGCATCGCAAGAATCTCCAACATCCGGCACGACAGCTGACGTAGACAAGAGTGGCGGCGCTACCATTGCAAAAGCCGTGCGTAAAATTGGCGGGGCCGGATCAGTAAACTACCTCGTCAATAACATGGACTACGCGGAAAAGATCGAGTTCGGCGGCAGCAGCCAGGCCCCTCGCGGCATGGTTCGCATCAATCACGCTCGCATCCTGAGCATCGTCAAGCAAGTGGCAGCGGGGAATCAGGTATGAGATTCGCTGACATTCAATCCGCCCTGTTCGCGTCTTGGGTTGCTGGCAGCTACGGGCTGGCCACCTACTATCCAAACCGGGACTACAATCCGGCAGCGGGCGACGACCATGCCCGGCTGTTTGTTCTGTGGGCTGGCAGCGACGCGGCAACGCTCGGCGATGACGGCACGAACGAAGTCACCGGCATTTTCCAGATTGACATCATGTACCGCACCGGGCGCGGTGATGGCGAGGCACTGGAAAAAATCGACGAGATTTGCGCGGACTACACATCCGGATCCCGCCTAACCTACGATGGCCAGCAGGTCGTAATCTGGGGCGCAACCCCCACAACCCTATCAACCGAAAACGGCTGGCTACGGTCAGTTTTGACAATCAACTTTAGCGCCTATGTGCGGAGATCATAATCATGGCAATTGCAGGCGGTTCACTGGCTCGGCTCGCGTACATCGCTGAAGTCACCTACGGCACCACTCCGGCCACTCCGGCTTTTCAAATCATCAACCCGACCAGCCACAGCATTGGTCTGGAAAAAGAGACATTCCAATCAGAAACCATCCGCTCCGACCGGCAACTAAACGACTTCCGGCATGGAGTCCGTCAGGCATCCGGCGACATCGGCATTGAGTTCCGAGACGCGTCGTGGGATGACCTGCTCCAGGCTGTGATGATGGGTACGTGGTCGACCGACGTTCTGAAGGCCGGTACGACTCGCCGGTCGTTTACGATCGAGCGTTTCTTCAGTGACATCACCCGCTATCGTCGGGCTGTGGGCTGCGAGTTCAATTCGTTCTCGCTGGAATGCCCTGCAACCGGCATAGTCACCGGCACGTTCAGCGTCATCGGCATGGACGATACCGGCGCAGGCACAGCCATTGCTAGCAGCACATACACTGCCGACCCGAATGAAAACGTCATGGACTCGCTGTCTGGCAGTATCACCGTCGGCGGCAGTGCCGTGACCTGCGTCACATCCATCAAATTGACATTGGAAAACGGCATCGAAAACCTTCCTGTTGTTGGCGAAACCACCCGCGTTCGTGGCGCGGCTGGCCGGTCGATTGTCACTGGCGAACTGACGACGCTATATCAAGACGATACCCTGCTGGATGCTTTCGAAGACGAGACAGAAACCGCCATCGTTTTCGCCCTGACCGACGGCGTTGCCACGTACACGTTCACGCTGCCCAAGGTCAAGTTCACCGGCGGCAAGCCGGAAGTGGGCGGCGAGCGCGAAGTGATGATAACAATGCCTTTCCAGGCGATCTACAGCAGCAGCGACGCCACCCAACTCAAGATTGAGCGCGCATAATGAAAGCATCCGATTTCTTCACTCTGGAGGTGGCCAATACCGGTCGCCGCGTCATGATTCCGGGCCGTGACGGGCGATTGACGGCGGAATGGCTGCACGTCCATCACACCGATTCTGATTCTTTCCGGCAGAAACGTGCGGCGGTGTTTACCGCTGCCGCCATGATTGACCCGGCCACACCCGACAGCGAGCGCAAGAAGTTGCGCGATGCCGCCATGATGGACTTGCTTGCCTCGTCCGTCTCCGGCTGGTCGCTGGATGACGAGTTCTCCCGCGAAAACGTCATGGCCCTGCTGGCCAACGCGCCGTATCTGGCTGACTGGCTCGACCGCACCACGTCGGATGCCTCGGTTTTTTTCGGCAACGGCTCGACCGGCTCATTGAGCACTGCCGAGCCGAAGCAAGACTTGAGCAGCCACCAAAAGGCGGAACCGGACGACTCCGCGACCACCTGACGAGCGTCTGGCGTCAGACTGGGCGCAAACCGAAGGCGCTGACGACACCGGACGCGCCCGAGGAACTGCACTACCTGTGGGCCTACTACTGCCAGATTAAACGCGGGCAGGCGCTGACGTGGCAGGAGTTGCAGGCATGGTCGCAAATGGTCGGCATCCCGCTGCACGGATGGGAATCGGAAACAATCATGCGGATCGAGTCCGCTGTACAGAGGGCAATGACCGATGACAACGCTGGCTGAACTGATTCTGCGGGCTGATTACCGCCAGGTTGACGAGGCGTCCGGATCGCTGGGAAACCTGACGCAGGCTGGCGGAAAGGCGGCATCAGCCATGAAATCGCTGGCCGTCACCCTGGGCGCTGCGTTCGGCGTCCGCGAGGTCATGCAGGCCGCTGAAGCCTACACGACCATTTCCAACCGACTGTCCCTCGTCACGAAATCCAGCGACGAGCTATACGCCGCACAATCTGACCTGTTCGAAATCGCCCAGCGCACCCGCTCACCGCTTGAGGCAACCGCCGAAGTCTACCAACGCCTCGCACAGAACGCCGGGGCGCTCGGGCTGTCGCTGTCTGAGGTGGGCGACACGACAGAAACCATCAACAAGCTGATGGTGATCTCTGGAACGTCCGCGCAGGCATCCGAGGCAGCGCTTACCCAACTCGGGCAGGCGTTCGCCTCCGGAAGGCTCCAGGTCGAAGAACTCAACAGCGTCATGCAGCAGGCTCCGGCGCTGGCTATGGCGATTGCTGATGGCATGGGCGTCACGGTCGGCGAACTGCGGAAGTTGGGCGAACAGGGAAAGATTACGTCTCTGGCTGTTGTTGATGCGCTCAAGTTGCAATCTGATGCCGTGGATAAGCAATTCGCGCAGATGGCAAAAACGCTGGGTGATGCAAAGACAACTATCGTCAATTCGTTTATCAACATCGTCGGACAGATGGACAAGGCGACCGGCGCATCATCTGCAATCGCCGACTCCATCGTCAATCTGTCAAAGGCGATGGATGACAATGTATTCGTGGAGTTTACGCGCCTAACGGAAACGTGGGGGGCAACATTCAGGGCGACAACCGACGCTCTTGGGCAGATGGATGATCATATCGGTGGCGTGGGCGCGGCTATCAAGGCTGTTGTGGCTGCTGGCTGGCAGACATTCGTCGACATGCCGAACAACATCCGCACCGGCATCCAGTTGCTGACGATCGAGATCACGGATTTCGTCGCCAAGGGCGTGAGCGGGTTCCAGACACTCAAGGAAGCCGCTGCCGCCATCTTCACGAGCGACAGTATCTCTGGGGCTTTGGCGCGTGGTGATGCGCGTTACAAAGCCTACGAGGACGCCTATCAGTCATCGACTGCCGCCATCCTTGCCGAGAACGACAACATCAAAGCGCAAGGCGAGTTCCTGGCGCGTCAGGCTGAACTGGAGAAACTGCTGGACGGGACTGGCATACTCGACACAAAACAAGGCAGCGGAAAAGGCAAGACCACAGCCGCTGCTGATGACAAGAACAAAAAAGACAAATCGCCCCGCGAGGTCGAAGCCAACGCCATCAATATGCAGCTACAGATGGAGGATGAGGCGAACCGTCAGGTCATGATGCAGGAGATGGAAGACGCTGCCAACGCGCAGAAACTGATGCGCCTGCAAGAGCAATTCGCGTCTGAGGCTGAACTCGAAAATCTTGAGTATCAGCGCAAGCTCGAAGACTACGCCATATACGCAGAAATGGAGAATATTGCCAAGGAATCACAGATTGCATACAGGGAGCGGATGGCCAAGGATCACGAAAACAGGCTGCGCGGAATTGCCGAGGACGCAGCCAGGAAGGACAAAACCACACTGACAAACAAACTCGGCGCGGCAAAAACCTACATGGAATCGCTGTACGCTGCAACCGGTGCGCACAGCAACAAGATGACAAAGCTGATTCAGACGGTTGGTGCGACGCAAGCGTTCCTGAACACCTACATAGCTGCCTCGCAAACCCTGCGTGACCCGACCCTGCCATGGTGGGCGAAGGCGGCGGCTGTGGCCAGCACAATCGCGACCGGTATGGGCCTCGTTAATGCCATCAAAGGCGGCGGCGGTTCTGGTGGCGGCGGAGGCGGCGGAGGCGTAGCATCAACCCCAGACGCATCCGGCATCACATCAGCGCAACAGCAGCCCGTCCGCGCCAGCGTCATGGACATCCGCATCCAGTCTCGCGGATTGTGGCGAGATGAGGACGTTGCGGAGTTGATGGAGGCCATGGGCGAACGATTGGTTGATGGGGCGAGGTTTGGCAGAGTGGAGTTTGTAAGACAATGAGCAGTACACACATTGCAACAGCGATCACAGACGCCAACCGGTTCCTGCCTCACCTGCTGATTGCGGACGAAGTCAGGTCGGCGACGATGACGGCCACGAACACTAGCAGCACATCGGTTGCCGTGCAGACTATGACCACCTACAGCCGGTGGACGCCGACCGCAGGCGCAACGATCACGGCGACGTTTTCTGGCTCAAAATCCATCGACTATGCCGCCATCTACGTCACGGCATCGGCTGGCACGTACACCCTCGAATGGTACAACGGCAGCACATGGGCGGCGATTGGCTCCGCATTGAGCCGCACCGGGGCCGGTTGTGTGGCTTGGGTCTTTGAGTCGGTCAGCGCATCAGCCTTGCGGATTGTTTGCAGTTCGACGCCGAGCATTGCGGTATTCAAAGCCGGGGCGCGCACTCAAATCCCCGTCGGCATTGGGGTTGGTTACGAACCGTCGCTGTTCAACCCGACGGAGAAACTGAGCAACACGGTCAGCGTTACCGGCCAGATTCTCGGAA